ATCTAGGTATTTAATTTTCGCTTCTAGATTGATGACTTCATCATCAGACTCTACATAAACTTTCATCTTTTCAGATGTCTTGATACTATTGCCGAATGGTTTTTCAGCATAGGTCTTAGCGTCAGCTTCTCCTCCATAATACTCACGCTTCTCTCTAACAAGTTTGCGAACTTCAAATTCAAGTGAGGTTTTAATCTGAGATATATCAGTGTAGTGGTTTAAGTATTTATTATGACAAAACGGAATGTCAAGAGCTAACTGTGCCAGATCAGCACTGTAACTTTTGTTCTTGAACTGGAAGTCTACATGACTATCCTCTGTCCAGTCTATCTTCAGTTGTTCAAATTTATTACGAAGAGATTCAAAATTCATAAATTAGTGCCTTGTTCCGTCTGTATATTATATCTGGTGAATTTGAATGTTGCAGTTGCTGTTATATAATCAATGTCTGTAGGGGTAGCATCGAAGTTAACACCACTTAATGCTACTGGGAATATTTCTTCAAAGTTGACGTAGAAATTCCCATTAAAATTAGAGGTAAGGACTTGTAAGGTTGCTCTTGAAGTTCTATCCAACCCAGATGCATGACCTTCTGAGAGTCCGAACTCCCTAATCCAATTTTGGATTGACATGTAGTTCTTAAGATCTTCATCGATTAGAAAGCTTACATTAAGATCACCAAACTGCACACCACCACTTCCAGGTATAGGTATACCCCTGAAAGCACTCTGTACCTCAACAACAGGCATTGTAATGTCTGGGATATTTACAGATTGACAAAAGAAATCTACCCCTGAAAAGAGTTCCAGATCGAACTGAAACCCAGTTGGAGATAGATAGTTTCTATTTGTAGGTTGCTCCTTATACCATTCGGCAGCCATGTCAACTTCCCAAGCTACTTACTATTTAGTGTACCACCAATATGGTCCTTCACCAGGTCCACCAAAGTCATCATCATCATCTTCAATATCATCAAAGGTGACCTTAGTGGTTTTCTTTTTCATTGCATTAAAAATTATTACCACAGAAGCAACTGTTCCTGGTATTCCTACTCCCATTAATACTTTATAAATTGGATTCACTTTTTCAGTACCCAGTCCTCAGCATAATCTTCTGCTTCTGTTGTATGTATAAAGTCTTTTGTACTAGTACCTTTATCATTAGTAGTGAAAACTCTGCACTGATAAGGTCTCTGATCAAAATCCTCTATCCTAAAAACTTTTGCATGTCTGACATCATCTTCGCTGAAGTAGCTACTTAAAAGTTTCATATGCTTGTTTAATAATATTGTCTGCGTCTGCTTTAGATGCAATATCTGGATCTTCATTCTTGAGCCAGTCGTCACAGAATATATACGATTTCTCTGTGATCTCTAATCCGTTACGCCAGAATGACCCAAGCAAAAATGCTCGTAGTGCTAACTGTGTTTCGGTTAACACAGTTCCTTCTGGGATAACTGCGTTTGCTTTCTTAGTAATGATACTCATCGAGAATGTCCAATGCGTCGTTTAATGCTTGCTGTGCTGCCATCCTTTCTTCGTTAGACCATCTAGGGTACCACTGTTTATCAGCAATACCTCTCTTGATCTTGAGAAGTCTTGATGTCATATCAACTTTGGTAAGTCTACCGTTCATAACAAGTTCGTGATAATCATATTATACTATATTTAATAAAAAAGGGGAACCCTTAGGTTCCCCTCCATCTTGATCTCGTGACCAAAATTTACATTAGGTTCTCAACCTGAACACGGCGGTAGTACTGGTTCCTGTTAGCAGTAAGTGTTTCTGCATCAGGTGTACCATTAGCCTGAGTTACGAATGGGTTAGCGACCATGCCGTAACGTGTCTTGAATCCAATTTTGGGTTGGAAGGTATCTGGACCAATAGACCTGACCATTTGGAGAGGTACATATGGGCAATAGAACAGACCAGCGTCATAAGGAGAAGTTCCTTTGTATCCTACAACGTAGTAATGCTTGTCAGCAACGTTAGCAGAATAAGGATCAACGTATACCTTGATGCGACCATTCATGGTTCCAACAAGTAGGTTTCCAGTGTCATCTACTTCACCGATGGAAGGACCACCAGCACCAGTAAGACCTGAAGAGTAGTCTAGAGTACCAGACATAGCAAGAGCACTAGCAACGTCAGCAGATGTGACGATGAAGTTACCCTTCCCACGACGAGTCTCTTGTGCGATTGCGTTAGCATCACGCTCGACTTGGAACATAAGTCCCTTAAATTTCTCAACAGACCAACGACCGTTACTGTCAACGTCTAGGTCAAAGCGACCAGCGTTAGCAACGTTGTTAGCAGCACCAGGCTTAGCGATGGTGTATACAGTACGAACAACCTCACGGTTGATTTCAGCAAGGATCTCACTAGAAAGAATGTTAGCAAGTTCTTGCTCTGCATCTAGACCGTGAATTGCTTTCAAGTCTTGGGCTAGTTCTAGTGTGTACTCAGCTTTCAAAGCACGGGACTGTGCAGTCACCGCTGTCTTCTCAATGCTGAATGCCATCTCACGGAACTGAGTTGTCTCACCCAATTCTTCAGCAACGTTACGAGCCATTGGCTTAACACCACGCTCATAAGTTCCAGGTGATGCGTCGTTAAGAAGCGCAGGGTTCGAACCATCTGTGGCATCGTTAGCAGGGTTATATGCACCCTTACTAGCGTCTGATCCAGCAGAGAAGTTTGAATCTGGCTCGTTGAATAGTGCTTCGGGGCCAGCTTTGGTCTCGTAATGCGCCTTCATTGCGAAGATAAGTCCAGTAGGACCACTCATTGGCTGTACGCCGCAGATATCATATGCAACTAGGTTAGGCATTGCACGACGGATCAAGCTGATTAGAACAGGGTCGAATCCAGCAAGTCCACCAGTCTGTGTGGATAAACCACTACCAGATAAGGCGTTAGTGCCAATTGCACCAGCAGAGTTAACTGCAACCTCATTGAGCATCCCCCGTTCTTCACGGATGAATTTCTCTTGGTTTTCTAACAGTACAGCAGTTACAGCCTTTCTATAATTGTCTTTGATGGGAGCAGACCCTTCATGACTTAGAACAGGTGACCACTTTTCTGTTAGAGCTTTAGCGTTAAACATTTGTTTACTCTATAGAAAGTGTTTATATTATTAAATTCAATTCCAGCGATTCAAAGCGTCTAGATATGATCCCATTGCTGGAGTCATCTCTTCTGCTTCAACTGGTGTTTCGTCAGATACTTCGCTGACCTGAGCCTTTTCTTTAGGGAAATATGACTCTTTAATAGTGGTGAGTTTCTTGGAATACTCTTCCTCGTTTTTAAACTCAACACCCTCAGCGAGAGCTGATAGTTTGTCCTTCTGAGTATCTGCTAGTCCTTCTGAAACTTGTCTCAGAATAACTTGTGCCGCAGACTCGTTAAGACGATTCTGAAGTTTCACATTAGACTTGACCTGTTCGTCTAGTCTTTCTTCCATCTCACGAATAGATGCAGCCATACTTTCTACCGCATCGACCTTATCGTCGGGGATAGAAATATAGTGCTCTTCAAAGAGATTCTTCAGACCTGTAATAAAGTCTTCGGTAATCTCATTTCTGATGCCACGATCAACGGCTAATTGATTCTCTTCAAGCCATTGGTTCACGGCGTAGTTCACTGTGCCATTAACTTCCTCATTGAGTTCTGCCTTCATAGCAGCAATTTTCTCTTCGGATTCTTTAGCAAAGTGTGCTACAAGCTTGTCGTACTCTTCTGCAAGTTTTGCCTTAACAGCAGCCTCAAAGATTGTCTTGGCTTTCTCGGCAAACTCTTCAGAGAGTTCTGTTCCCTCAAGGAGGGCTTTTACGTCGTCAGATAATTCAACTTCTTCAAACGATGGTTTGATTGGATACTGTACATCTGGACCTTTAGAAGTTCCGTGTGTAATGTCAGCACCAAGACTATTAGCACCAGCTTCGTCGCCACCCTTACCAGATGGAGATGCTGCACTACTATCTTGAGAGATAGGAGCAGCTGCCTTAGCACCAGGATTCTCTTCTCCTTTCTCCTTCTTGGCATGGAGTGGTGGTGAAGATGATCCACCTAGATCGTTTCTGGACTGACCACTTGCAACACTGGGGTCAATCTTAGGATCAGAACCTGATGGTTCATCCGTACCTGTACCCTTCTGTTGGGGATCACCCGAAACTTGAGTTGGATCGCTTCCAGTACCTGGAATTACAGTTGCTGTAACTGTAGGCATTGGATCTTGATATTCTTTGAGAACATCCTTCTGCTCAGATGCGAATTCCTCAAACTTTTCGTTTAACATGTCTGACATTAGTCTTCCCGTAAATTTGAATTATCTATGTTTATTTATTAATTACAAGCCTTGTAGGAAGTTGTCGAACACTTTAAGTGTTCTTTCCTCTAGGTTTTGACGAGTAGCATCGTCAATGTAACTCTTATATTTAGCAACTTTAGTCTCCTTAAGTATGCCATTATCCCAGACCCACTCTTTACCTTCCATGATTCCATTAACGAAAGCGTCTGGTGCGGAAGGGTCGGCAACAATGTCGGCAGCAGTGGCAAGCATGAAGTCGTCACAAACATAGTTTGCATCCTCTCGCTTGTCAATTGAACCCATGCCTCTGGATGATACACCCAGTCTGACACCTTCACCTAAAAGATTACTGGCAATTTGACCCATAGGTGTACCTAAGATCATAGCCTTCCCAACGAAGTTCGTGCCTTCGGCTCGCAGTTCGGTGATTCTGTGTGATACTCTGTCGAGATTGACAGTAGGACCATCAGGATGCCCCAACTCACCCAGAGCACGACTTGTTTTAATATATTCTTCGTTGTAGCGGGATACTTCTTTCTCAAGGACTCCAAACGGA